ACTCCTGACCATTATACCTGCAACGCCTGCCGCGGTGCGGTACACCTTTTTTGGACAGCCTGACAGCAGGATCAAGCGGGGCGCCCCTGCGCCTGCGCCTGAGCACTGTCGTATAAGGCCAGCGCAGGGCGCGGGCAAGAGCCCTGATGGAGGGATACTTATGTCCTGCGTAAGACACCGGCAGAACAGTGCGGAGAGGCTCCTCAAGCGGCCTGCCTCGGCGAAGGCGCGATGCGCAGGCATCTGCGGTCAGGCCGTATGCTATGGCAAGCGCTGCGATGGTCGGGTAGGTTCTGCCTTTGTATGTGACGGACATAAGGTCTCCGGAGGCAGTGCTCCGTCAGGCCGCTGTGATGTGAGTCTCAACGGGGATTGAGTTTGCGTTTCGCCTGTTTGACCGGCTGAGGGCACTGCTGATGCTAGTATAGCGCAGTACCGGACAAAAGGTGTGAGGCAGGTTGCAGAGATGCAATAACAGTGGTATCATCTGAGGCAATCAGTATCGGTCATGGCTGTGGCGTGCTCTGCTGGTTTCCGTAATAACTATATCCACTGTTCTGCTGTTGCTATCTTCGTGTTATTCAAGCCCGGACGCTCCTCCGGGCTTTTTTATTGCTTACTCGGGCTTATCTTCCGGTTCCTGCTGCCCGAAAACCTCAGGAAACATAGTGCCAAGTGATTCCGCAACTGCATCAGGAATGTCGTCATGCTTCTTCCATGTCCACGGAGTAACGCGGTTCAGGCCGAAAGTACTGGCCAGCCAGTCACGGATCTGCCGGTCGTTGGTCAGGCTGAACGGAGGCTTTTTGCCTTCACTATAGTTGTCCAGGATCTTCTTTGTCATCTCGCTGTATTTCATCTGTTCTCAACCTCAATGTATTCCTTAACGTAATTCCGCACGTACCTTTCACAGGCATAGAAAGTCTCGTCTTTCTTCCATACTGACTGCGGAGTGATAAAGCACCTCGCATCAGCATCGCGGAAAACCTGCCGCATCAGCTGATAGCCTGACATACATGCGCCTTTTCCTTCCTCACCCTTCGGTTCAAAGGTGCACATCAGGACATGGCAGAGCGCGGTATGCACCGGCATCTCGGCTATATCCCTGCGGGTATCGAGTCTGAGCAGCACCCAGCGCAGGAGATAGGCACTGCACAGCATCTCCTGAAGGGTGAAGGCCGCCTTTATGCTGTCATGGAGCAACAGGCAGGTCAGCAGGAAGTCCTCGACAGACTGAAAACCGGGGATGTCTGATGCGCGGCAGATTTCAGATGACACTTTGGCAGACTGGATCAGGTGCTTCATGTCTATCCCGGCCATCACTCATCCTCCCAGTCTGACCATACCCTGGAGCCATTGAAGTAAAAGGACTGTGGGAGCATTTCCTTCCGTTTCAGGTTCTTAATCAGGTCAGCAGCCTCTTCCCTGGTCAGGTGGAATGTCCTGACTGTCCGCAGGAGCGCCTTCGCGCGCTGGCAGTTGGCTTCCATGTCCACAGTGCTCACGTCAGTATCCTCAAATTTCTTCTCCTTTCTCATTCTCTCCTCCAAATCTGTTCTCTCTCCTTCGCGCAGACGACTGTCAGGAGCCTGCCAAGCGCCTTCGCGTCAACGCCTGTCGAGTGCCTGAGCATCTCCGCGCCGCGCTCACCGAGGGTAATGTAGATGACTGGGCGGAAATGGTAGCCAAGCATGCCGCACAGCCTGCCGAGCGCGTCAAGCATCTGAGGCTCCGGGCTGTCATCGGTGTACAGCCAGTGGTGATGCGGGTACTCCAGCCGCACCTCCGGCACATCGCCGAGCGGAAAGGCGCAGAGCGGTCGATGCTCAGGCGCGAGCATGTCCACAGCCGTCCGCAGGGCTTCCTCCTCCCTGCGCCAGTCGGCAAGGGAATAGCCGGGATCGCGGAGAGCCTGTTTATTTTCCATCTTTTCTCCAACACAAAAAGCCCGCCGGAGCGGGCAGATGTCATGCAGGCTGGTACATTATCGCCGTGTCAGCCTGCCCCCTGTAGTGGTTCACCTCGTCCATCACCTCGGAGTCGGTCAGGCGCTCGGCCTCCGCGGCCTCGGCCTCCTCGCAGGAGCCGCAGCAGTCGAAGGAGCCGCAGTACGGGCAGTAGTCGCCCGAGGTGTACTCCCTGCGCTCCCAGCCGTCCGGATGGCGGATGAAGGTAACGCCTG